CACAAGGTGTGGACATGGCGTCACGTCAAGTGCACAACGGCATTTCGATGCGTATTGTTCGTCAGTACGACATCAACAATGACCGTATGCCTTGCCGTGTTGACGTGCTTTACGGCTTTAGCGTAATTCGTCCGCAAATGGCTGTCCGTATGTGGGGCTAAACAGGCTGGGGCTTAGGCCCCCGCTTGTTGTTTTAACTTATTCTGAAAGGAAAAATCATGCTATATCAAACTTCTGACGGCAACGTCGCTGAGGAAAAGTCGCTAGGCGGTAACGTTCTGCTTTCTGAGACGGGCGCAGGGCTGTACTTTTTCGACACGGCTATCACAGCCAACACCACCACCACGACCGCTGCTGCGGGTTCTATTGGTGTTACAACCAATGCAACTGGTGTAGGCAAGTTGTTCATTTCTGATGGCGCTAAATGGCAATTTGCTGTTGTAGCCTAATTTAATGCCCCCGCCCTTCGGGGTGGGTTTTTAAAGGAAAAGTTATGTCAAACTCACAAGCCGTAGGCGTTGCGTATAGCGACCCTGAATTTCAAACTTGTTATGCTAGACGTGAAATTGGCTACGCGGCAAGTGCAAGCGGCGACGTTACACAGCTCACAAACAAAACCACAGGAATTACATTAAATGCCCCCGCAGGTCGCATCACACTAAACAATGCTTCTTTACCTTCCTACGACACCGCGGTGTTTCGGGTAACAAATGATACTATTTCACCTAAAGATGTAGTCATTATGAATATCGGCGCGGGGGGTACGGTTGATGCTTATTGGACTTACCTTGCGGGTATCGGCGCAGGCTACTTTGATGTTGGCATTTACAACAACACAGCAGGCGCGTTAGCTGAATCAATTACACTTAACTTTGCAACATTGCATTGCCAATGCGCGAGCTAATTTTTACTTTTAAAGGCTACTTATGCCAGTTATTTATCTGCAACACCCTAAGCACGGCGCAAAAGTAGCCATTTCAGACCAAGAAGCCCAACAAGACATTAAAAACGGTTGGTCGGTCTTTGACCCTAGCGCAACAATTAAACCTGCTGATGACGCTCCTGAAGCGCCACAAGCCACAGATACGCTTATAATTAACCAATTGCCTGCACAGCGCGGGCGTAGACGCAAAAACGCAGACACGCAAGAGGAATAAGCTATGGCTACTGCTGGTGATATTATTAACGGTTCGCTACGGCTTATCGGTCAATTAGCCGAGAGCGAAGTGCCCTCAGCAGCCGCAACGCAAGACTCACTAGACGCCATGAACCAGATGATTGAAAGCTGGAACACGGAACGCTTGGCGGTTTACGCAACACAAACGCAAATCTTTACTTGGCCAATAAACGTTGTGACCCGCACGCTTGGGCCTACGGGCGATTTTGTAGGCGTGCGGCCGGTTAAGATTGACGATTCAACGTTTTTTAAAGACGGGTCTTCAGGCTTGTCTTTTGGCGTTAAGTTAATCAATCAAGAGCAGTACAACGGCATTGCGCTAAAGTCTGCAACAAGCTCATACCCCGAAGTGATGTTTGTCAACGAAACGTATCCTAACGTTGAGATGACAATCTTTCCCGCGCCCACAAAACTTCTGGAATGGCACATTGTTTCGGTGTTAGCGCTTACCCAGCCCGCAGATATCGCTACTAGCTTGGCGTTTCCGCCAGGGTATTTGCGGGCGTTTCGCTACAACTTAGCGTGTGAGCTAGCGCCTGAGTTTGGCGTTGAGCCAAGCCCACAGGTGCAACGCATCGCCATGACAAGCAAGCGCAATTTGAAGCGCATCAACAATCCCGGCGACATCATGTCCATGCCATTCCCGTTAATGGGGCGGCGCCAAAGATACAACATATTCGCTAACAATATCTAATGAAAACGCCGATACTCGGAAGTTCTTATGTAGCTCGGTCGGTCAACGCGGCAGACGCTAGAATGATTAACTTGTTCCCTGAAGTTATCCCCGAAGGCGGTAAAGAGCCCGCGTTCTTGCAGCGCGCGCCAGGGCTAGAATTTCTACAAACCGTAGGCACTGGGCCTATTCGTGCATTGTGGTCTAGCCAAACAAACGCCGATACTTTTTATGTTGTCAGTGGCACAGGCGTTTACAAGCTAACGGGTTTGACCGCAACGCCTACACTTGTCGGCAATCTAACAGGTACAGGCCCTGTATCTATCGCGGATAACGGCACACAACTGTTCTTTGCCTGTAATCCTGATGGGTTTATTTACAACCAGTCAACTAACGTATTTGCCCAAATTATAGACCCTGATTTTGAGGGCGCGGTGACAGTCTGTTACCTAGATGGCTACTTTGTATTTAACCAGCCCAACAGTCAAATTATTTGGGTAACGCAACTGCTAGACGGTACATCCGTTGACCCTTTAGACTTTGCAAGTGCTGAAGGCTCGCCTGACGGTGTGGTGGCGCTTATCGCTGACCACAGAGAGCTGTGGGTGTACGGCACGGACACGGTTGAGGTTTGGTATAACCAAGGGGGCGCTGATTTCCCTTTGCAACGCATACAAGGCGCGTTTAACGAGATCGGTTGTGCGGCGGCGTTTACCCCCGCCAAACTAGACAATGGTTTGTTTTGGCTTGGGCAAGACGCTAGAGGTCGTGGCATTGTTTACCGTGCTAACGGCTACACAGGCCAACGTGTTAGCACTCACGCGGTTGAGTACTCGATACAAAAGAATTTAAACATGAGCGACGCGGTAGGCTACACCTACCAGCAAGACGGGCATGCGTTTTACGTGCTTAACTTTCCTACCGCCGATATCACTTGGGTTTTTGACGTGGCAACAGGCGCGTGGCATGAACGTGCAGGGTTTGATAACGGTGTGCTTACCCGTCATCGTGGCAATAACCAATGCAACTTTCAAGGCAATACGGTTATTGGCGACTACGAAACAGGCGCTATTTACAAGTACAATCTAAATGTTTACGCTGATAATAATGAGCCGCAGAAATGGCTACGCTCATGGAGAGCGCTACCTACAGGGCAAAACAACTTAAAGCGTACCGCACAGCACAGTTTGCAACTCGATTGCGAAACAGGTGTAGGGCTAAACTTGGGGCAGGGCAGCGACCCTGCTGTTATGCTTCGTTGGTCTGATGATGGCGGGCATACATGGTCAAACGAACATTGGCGCTCAATGGGCAAGATTGGCAAATACGGCTACCGCACTATTTGGCGCAGGCTTGGCATGACTGAAAAGATACGCGACCGAGTGTACGAGGTAAGCGGTACAGACCCGGTTAAGATTGCGATTATGGGCGCTGAATTGATACTGAGTCCAACTAATGGCTAATATCGTACCCATTACCCCGCCGCGAGTGCCGTTAGTCGATACGCGCACGGGTGATGTATCGCGCGAGTGGTACAGGTTTTTCTTTAGTCAATTTACCATTACTGGCTCAGCTTCGGGCGTATTTCCTGTTACTAGCGGTGGCACAGGCTTAAGCGCTATACCTACTGACGGCCAACTGCTTATTGGTAACGGTTCAGGCTACACGCTTAATACGTTAACCGCAGGGCAAAATATTGCTATTGGCAATACGGCTGGGGATATAACCGTTAGCTTTGATGGCATTTTGCCATTGCTTAACGGTGGCACGGGCGCAAATAACGCAGCAGGCGCTCGTACCAATTTAGGCGCGACAATAATTGGTAGCAATTTATTTACTTTACCCGACCCATCCGCCGTAACTTTCCCCCGATTTAATGTTGACAATACTGTATCGCCTTTAAACGCTACGGGCTTTCGCACCGCCATAGGCGCAGGAACGGTCACAAGCGTAAACGGCGCGGGTTCAGTAAACGGCATTACGTTGACCGGTACAGTTACTACAAGCGGTTCTTTAACGCTTGGGGGCGCGTTAACTGGCGTTGATTTAACAACTCAAGTAACAGGACTTTTGCCAATTGCTAACGGCGGTACGGGGGCATCAACGGCGGCTGACGCTCGTACTAATTTAGGTTTAGGCACGATGGCTACCCAAAATACCGGCGCTACAGGAACTTTTCTGAGCGGCGATTTAACACCTAAAACCATAACCGTTGTTAACGGCATTATTACAAGTATTGTTTAAGGTAAAGTAAAATGGAACAAACTATATTTAACTGGGTAGTTGCTTTTGCTGGCGCTTGCGGTGGATGGGTACTCAAAATTATTTGGGATGCAATTACCAACCTTAAAGACGACATACGTCAGATAGAACGTGATTTGCCTGAAGTGTACGTGCGCCGTGATGATTTTAAAGAAGCCGTTAAAGAACTAAAGACAGACATGAAAGAAGGCTTTAACAAGGTTGATACCACCCTTGCGCTTTTGTTTAAGAAGTTGGATGGTAAAGAGCCAAAGGATTAAATGTGCAAGTAACGTACACCGGTATCTTAGCCAAACTTAACCCAGCAAAAGACTTGTACGGTCTTCTGGGGTTCGGTGAGCGCGGCTTAGTTGACCCTACGGCTATGCAGTCCAAAGTTGTTGCGCTGCAAGATGAGCTGCTAAAGATGGAACAAGCAGACGTCAAGACAACGCACCGGTTTTTGCCTGGCGTCTACGAACGAGAGATTGTTGTGCCGCCGTGGACAGTATTGACTGGCGCTGAACACAAAACGGACTATAAAGTACGGCTAGAAAAAGGTACGATAGCAGTAAACGTTGACGACAGCGTGCGAGTGCTGACCGCGCCGTGTGAATTTATAGCCAAAGCAGGCGCCCAACGAGCAGGCCGGGTGTTTGAAGAAGAAGTTGTTTGGGTGGATGTGTACGAAAACCCAGACGATTGTACAGATATACCAACGCTAGAAGACCGGCTTTACGTGGTGCCTGACTGCGGACTAGCAGACAGCAGAACCGAAGTGCAAAAAGCCAAGATTGACTTTAATGCGTTTCTCCATCAAACAGGGTTAACGCAAGCCAAGATAGATCAGATAGTACACATAACGTCGGACTTAGTAGATATGCCAGAGGGCGTTGCGGTAGAACTACGTGATTCGCCTATACACGGCAGGGGGCTGTTCGCCGTTAAAGATTTTGCAGCCGGGGAAACAGTTTGCCCCGGCAGACTTGACGGGAAGCGAACGCCGGGCGGTAGATTTATTAACCATTCGGCTGACTGCAACGCCGCGCCGGTGAAAGTAGACAATGATATTTACGTCGTCGCGATTGCGGACATATGCGCGGGCGACGAACTATTGGTAGATTACAGGGCTTCAATGAAGGTCAATTTTGGCCTAACGTATTAAGGAAAAATTATGTCGGGGATGATAGCTGCGGCTGCGGTGACTGTTGTTGGAGGCGTCCTTCAATCTAAGTCGGCAGGCAAAGCGGCCAGCACACAAGCTGACGCCGCGCGCGACGCTGGAGCGTTACAGGCTGAGTCAGACCGTCAGTCGTTAGCACTGCAACGGGAAATCTTTAATCAGCAACGTGCTGACATTGCGCCGTTTCGCCAAGCAGGGTTGACGGCGCAAAACCAATTGATGACCTACTTAGGGTTAGCCCCTACGGCAGGCGGCATGGCGCCTATTACGCAGTTTGACGAAGCAGGCTATAACCGCGCCATGGATAGCTACAACCAAGGCAGCGGCGGCGAAGGCGGCGCGCGGACGTACATAGACCTAATGTTCACCCCCGCGCTCGCCGCAGCAGCAGGCGCTGGGATAGCCATGCCAACCCGTGAGCAGTTCACCACGACAATGCAAGCCGATCAGCTAAACGTTGACCCTAATGCGGCAGACTTTGGTAAGTACGCACGCGACTTTGGTATGCAGGATTTTCAACAAGACCCAGGCTACGCCTTTCGGATGTCCGAAGGCATGAAAGCGCTTGACCGTCAGGCTGCCGCCCGTGGGGGCTTAATCTCAGGCAGCGCGCTCAAAGCTGCCCAGCGGTTCGGGCAAGACTTAGGCTCGCAAGAGTACGGCGCAGCGTTTGACCGGTATCAAGTAAACCGAACCAATCAGCTAAACCCGCTGATGGGGTTGTTTGGCGCAGGTCAACTGGCCACCAATACTTTAGGTGGTTATGGGGCAAATTTTGCTTCAGGCGCAGCCAACACCATGCGTACAGGCGCAACTGCCCAAGCCAACGCGCTAGGCGCTGCTGGCCAAGCTCGGGCGTCAGGGTACGTGGGGCAAGCCAATGCGCTTAACGCAGGGCTTAGCGGCATCAGTAACCTTGCAGGGCAGTTTAGCGCCATGCGGGGGGCGGGCCCATACGGGTTTTCCGGCTCACCGTCGATATACGGCTCTGGCCCTATAACTTCTAGCACTAACTATTTCGGGGAATAACATGGCTTTAGTTAACCCAAACATCGCCCTAGCGGGCACGCCGGTACAAGTACCAAACTTTCTCGGTATGCAGGCGACGGCCGCGCAAACGCAAAATCAGCTCGCGCGCACTGACATCATAAAAGACGTAGCGGCCACAGAAAAAGAAGCCAATACTTACAGCACGGCCTTATCGCGGTCTAAAGACGCTTTGCGGTTTGTTAACTCGCCCGACCAGTATTTGGCTTGGATGGAGTCTGGTTTTAACGACCCAGTGCTTGGGCCCGTCTTGCAAGGTATGGGCGTTGACCGGCAACAAGCAATATCTGGCGCTATGGAAACGCTGCGTCAGCCTGGGGGATTACAGCTTGCCATTGGTAAGTCAGCGTCTAGCATCGACCAGTTAGCTAAATCAGCAACTGCGCAAGGCGGCCAAGCCCAAGCGCAAGCGCAGGCACAATCTGAGCGCGCGCGGGCAATGCAAGATCGTGCGGCGCAACAAGCGCAGATCGACGCGCTTATGGGCGGTGGGGTAGCTCCCGCGCCTGCGCCAGCTCGCGGGGCTTATCCTCGTTTAGGCCAGTTGGCTCAGTTAGACCAATTAGCGTTGCAAGGTAATGCTTTAGCGGCTGACCAAGCCAAAACCATGCGTGCGGCCATGAAGTTTGAGAAAGACATGGGCGTCGGCGGGGCAGCGCCCGCAGCGGTGCAAGAGTATGAGTACGCAAAATCACAAGGCTACCCCGGCACTTTTGACGATTTTCGCAAAGAAAAAGCGCCGATGTTTGAGCCTAAGTACGCCGAGATTGTCGGTAAAGATGCGGCTGAGCGCGACTCTAAGTTGTATTCTGCCGCTGGTGAAGCTGCCGAAAACTTACCTAAAATTTACGACACGCTTAACCAGATCGAATCCTCTGACGCCATTACTGGGTTTGGTGCTGACGTACTTAAAAATGTCGAACGTTTTCGTGCGCAGTTTACGCGCGATAAAGCCGCCGGTAAGCGTGTGGCTGACACTGAAATTCTTGACGCTTTGCTTGGTTCCGATGTGTTCCCCATGATTGGGGCGCTAGGTATCGGTGCAAGAGGTTTGGATACGCCTGCTGAACGAGAGTTTTTACGTCAAGTTATGACAGGTACAATTGCAATGGACAAAAAAGCGCTTGTCCGTTTAACAGAAATTCGCAAGAACATTGCTGAACGGTCAATTGACAAATACAACAGGGCGGTAGAAAAAGGTGATTTAGACCGGTTCTTTAACGTGCAAGGTGTAGAACCGCGCAAAATTGAAAAGCCGCAATTTAACCGCACAGCGCAAACAAATGGTATGTCTGCCACCGACCGGCAAGCGTTGGATTGGGCAAACTCTAACCCAAATGATCTTCGTTCTGCTGAAATTAAACGTCGTCTAGGAATGTAGCCATGGCACAATTTGACCCAGATGCGTACTTAGCTCAAAAACCCCCCGCGCAAGCTGCTGCGCCTGCGTTTGACCCTGACGCTTATCTTGGCTTAACGGCGCCTGCGCCTCAATTTGAAAGTGCGGTGCCGCAGATAGACGCAAGCGGGCAGGTGGTCAAGCAACAGCCTAATGCCATGCCGAGCACTAGGACAGCGTTTGAGCAGAATTACCCGACAGCGTTTAACATCGCGTCTACCGCACGTGATGTATTAGGCCCTACTGTAGAAGGTCTAGCCACGGCAGGCGGCGCAGTGCTGGGGTCAGCATTAGGGCCAGTGGGTACTGTGGGCGGCGCCGGTCTTGGTTACGGGATGTCGCAAGAATTATTGCGCGGCGCAGATGTGGCGCTAGGGCGCGCGCAGCCACGCCAAGGTATGGAAATGGTAACCGACCCGTTGTCAAACGTGGCGTTTGGTTCGGTCATGGAAGCGGGCGCGCCCAAACTTGTGTCGTTTGTCGGCAAAGGTTTAGGGCGCGTAGTTGACTTTGCTAAAGGCAATCGTGCTGAAATTAAAGCGGCTAACATTTTGCGCGAGTCGTTGTCGTCTGGCCAACGGGCTGGGGTAGAGCCAGCCATTAATGCGTTGCGCCAAGCCGCACCAGGACAAACCGCCGCGCAAGCCACGGCAGACCTTAAAGCCCCACTGTGGCAGTCGCTTAACGCTAGTGTGGCGCGCCAACGGGGCGCGGTTGATGACTACGCCAACGTGCTAGCCAATCAGCAAGCCAATGACATCGCCGACTTAACCCGTTTTGCTGGTGGTAAAACGGTAACGGAAACCCGCACAGCAGCGCAAGCCGCACAACGTGGGCTAGGCCAAGCCACTGAACCTGCTCGTCGGGACGCGCTAGCCCGCGCGGCGGCGACTACAGAAGAAATGGTAACCTTGCAAGGCGAAGCCGCAACCGCCCGTGAAGCCGCAGGTATGCGCACGCAAGATGCTCGGCGCATGGCGTCAGCCGCAGAAAAAGCCGCAGCCCGCGCTCAGCAAACCTTTCCTGTAGAGGGTATGCCACGTGTGTCAGGGCGCTATAGTTATTGGGGCGACGAAGGCGCCGCTATGGCAGAAAAACAATTAACGGATGCGTCGCGAGGTTCACTTAAATTCGGTGAAGCCGCTAGAGTGCGAGAGGCGGCGCTAGAAAGCCTACAAAATGCTGGGCTACGCCCGCTTGAGGGAAAACCCTTAGCGGATATGTTCCGCGCGCGTGCCAAAGACCCTGCGTTTGCAGGCAGCCGTGAGTACAGCATCGCCATGAACCGCATTGCGCGTGACGTAGACCAATGGACAAGCGCTAATGGTGTGGTTGACGCGCACGCCCTAGACGCCATCCGCAAGAACTCAGTTAACTCGATCTTTGCCAACAGTCCGTTGTCGCCCAAAGCTAAGGCTAAGGCCATTGCTAAGACAATGACTGAAGTGCGGCCTGCGCTTATTAACGCTATCGAAGACGCAGGCGGCGTCGGCTATCGTGACTACTTGCAGTCGTACCAAGCGGGTATGCAATCAGTCAATCAAAAGCAACTAATGGGCGAAGCGCTTAACTTGTACAAGAACAGTCCTGACGATTTTATTAAACTTGTAGAAGGTGATTTACCTAAGCGTGTTGAAAAAGTCATGGGCTACGGTAATTTTAGTTTAGCCGATGAGCTAGGCGAAGAAGCGATGGGCGCATTGCGCAGTGCAGCGCAGACATTAAAGAACGCCAAAGAAATGACGTCCCAATCATCGCAAGCCCAAGACGCTTTGCGCGAACTGCTAGCGGAAAACGTGTCGCTTATGCGCTTGCCGTCATTAATTAGCGCCAAGTTTGCCGCCACCAACGTTGCTATCGGTATCTTAGAAAAGAAAATCGGTAAAAAAGTAATGGATAGTTTGGTTAACGCTTTGCGCAGCGGCACTGGCGCGGCAGACTTACTTGAGACGTTGCCCGCCGCCGAGCGTATGCGTGTGGTTAACATTTTAGCTGACCCAAGTAACTACGGTCTGCCCCTAGGTGGCGCTGCTGCTGGCTTAGGGTTGGCCGACACCGCGCAAGAGTTTGTTTCGGATCCAGTGGGCGCGTTAACGGGACGTAATCAATTAGCGCCTGCGCCACAAAACCAACTAGCGAGGTAAGCCATGCTACCAATGATTCTTCCTGTCGTCAGTACGCTTATTGACAAGCTATTTCCAGACAAGCAAGCCGCTGACGAAGCCAAGCTGAAGATGATGGAACTCGCCCAGCACGGCGAGTTGGCTGCGCTAGACGCTGAGATGAAGTTAACACTTGGGCAGATCGAGACAAACAAAATCGAAGCCGCTAGCTCTGACCCGTTCAGGGCTGGGTGGCGCCCTATGGCGGGATGGGCTTGTAGCTTAGGACTGTTCTACGAGTTCTTACTGCGCCCGATTCTGCCTTGGGTGGTGGGCTTAGCGGGCGCTGAAGTCGCGCCCATGCCCAACGTCGACGTCAATCAATTGATGGTGTTGTTGGGCGGTCTGCTAGGTTTAGGTGGCTTACGTAGTTACGAACGAGTTAAAGGTAAAGCCTAATGGATTGGTATAAATACCCTAATTTTTCTGAGTCCGAATTTAAATGTAAGCACTGCGGCAAAGTTGAAATGCAACCCAACTTCATGGGCGAGTTGCAACACCTACGCAATGCTTACGGCAAGCCAATGATTATCACGTCTGGCTACCGCTGTCCTGACCACCCAATTGAAGCCCGCAAAGCAATACCTGGCGCACACGCATCAGGCCAAGCCGCTGACATTGCTGTGCAAGGCGCTGACGCCTACGCCCTGCTTAAGCTCGCCTTTGCGTTAGATTTTACCGGTATCGGGGTGCAACAAAAAGGCGGCGGGCGCTTCATCCATCTGGACACCTTGCGCCTGCCGCCTCGCCCTAACGTCTGGTCTTACTGATCGCAGTCGTGCTCGCGCATCGGTAAGCTCTTGTAATATTCCCACTTGGTTCTAACTTCTGGGTCTTCTGACGGTGGCGTCCAGCCCAACCGTCGGAAGGTGGCGAGCACATCAGTCTGCGCTGCTGTCTTGTAGATCATGTCGTCATTCATTTGTGTGCTCCAAAGAAACGGTCGCACCAGTCGCACATACCGTCGATTAACTTACCGCTGATTTGCCCGCAAGCATCGCAAGGCTCGTGGATGTTGTGCCGCACGATTGGCTGCGGCGGGCGCTCAATTATCTGCCTGATCTTGTCCATCAGTTTGCGTAACATTGGTCTTCTCCTTACTAAACCAACCTTCGTTTTTCTTGGCCAAACACGCCGAGCACATGGCGCGGTATGCCTTGCCCCGTTTCACTGTCTGCATGTCACTTGCCTTCTTGTACCTCGCGCACCCGAAGCAATATTTCTCGACCATCTGGATACCTCAAGTTGTTGCCGTAACGGCTAGGGTTTGTAAAGATATTTAAACTTCCTGTTCGTGGCGCCGCTTGGTGCATGGTCAGCCCCCGATAGGGCCGTGTTGACACCAGCTTCGTTGTTGTTGCGTCTGTCTTCATCTTGTCGCCTCTCTATCTCTCGGTTGATATACCAAACGGCTTTTTTCAAATCTTCTATGTCACGGCCCTTTAAGTCGGCGCGCCATACATACTTTACCGCGTTACCTAAACAAAAGTTCATGTGCTCTGTAATCTGTATGCACTCAACGCCGGACGGATGTTCGGTGTAGTGCTTTGGGTGGTTAACGGAATCGTTCATCCTTTTTGAGCCTCCTTCATAATTTCAATTCGTTCGCGCGCTTGGCGCAACGCGCAATAGCGCTGGTGCAGGCGTTGCAACATCGAAGCACGTCGGTCACTTGCGCGCTCAGCGCGCAGCGCATCAGACACCTCGTCCTCAGTCATGCTACTTAACCTTTGATTTAGACTTCGCCATGTGTCTTTCAAGTTTGTTCTCCAAGTCTTCGATGATTAATGACAACCGGCACAGCGCGCGCTCGGCTGCGTTATATTGCTTAACAACTATGGTGCGCTCAGCGTATGCCGCTTTGAGCTTACCCTTCCACAAATCTATCTGCTTCATTTCAGCGCTCTCCAATATTTTTTCTCGCCAGTTTGTCTAGCATTGACGGCGTCGGCAAATGAATCAAAATAACCTAAATGCTTTTGTTTACTATCCACATATATCGCAGCACGCCATTTGTTTTTGGTTTTGCTCCACGACACACCGCGCGCGCCCGTTTTATTTGACGCATGATTTTTAGTGTTACGAGATTGAACAACGCGCGTTGCCCAGCGCACATTATTAGGCTCGTAATGACCTTTAGGATCTATACGATCTAAGGTAGCGTCGGGCAATGGCTTGCGCCCTACATCTTTTAAAAACGTTTCGTATGACGCCGCCCATTGACGACATACACTGATGTCGCCATACCATTGCTGAAATCGTAAATCAGAACATCGCTTCAACATATTGCGCCAAGTCTGGTGTTCCGGTTCGTAGTAATGACCATGCGTGGTTTGACGCGAACGCAATAAATCTTTAGCCAAACAACCGCATGATCGTGTATGGCATGACAAAACTTTGTGCGCGTCCAGCTTTTTTTCAACGCC